GGCCATTGTACGAGATGTTTCAGCGGCAGGCCCTAATGAGTTTCTGCCGCTGCACAAACATGCCTTACACGCTGGCAGCAGGCACCGGGAAGGACGCGAACTTTTCGTCATTCAAGGGCGATATGGTCAACGTGTGGCAGCCGGAAGTGAGCGTAGAACAGAACCGGATTCAGGCCGCAATTGTGGAGCGTTTGTGGCAGTGGTTTCTTGAGTCTGCTGTGTTCGTGCCGGGGCTATTGAATGGCCTTCCGGTGATTGCGGACATCGACCACAAATGGCACTGGGCACCGCTTCCGGAATTGGATCAGGTCGAGTCAGCACAGGCCGCAGAGATCCGGTTGGCGTCTGGATTGTCAACGCCAACGGAAGAGCACGCACGACGAGGAAAGGATTGGGATATTGAATCCGCACGGGCTGCCGCTGATTTTGGCGTAAGTCCTGAGGTGTACCGGCAGGCAGTATTCGCAAAGACATTCGACCAGCAAGCAGGAGCGACGGCATCAGGTCCGGCAGAATCACTGGTCACAACCAGCACGACGGCAGTGGCCGATACAGCTATGAACGGAGCACAGGTCACAAGTATCGTGGCAATCATTAGCCAAGTGGCAGCCGGAGTGATTCCAGCCGCATCGGCGAAGGCCCTGATTCGATCGGCTTTCCCGCTGGTTGCGGAGTCGAATGTGGATCAGATGCTGGCCCCGTTTCAGAACGTGGCGCAGCAGGCACCGGCAGCCACGCAGCAAGCCCCCGCTGCGGCTGCAGGTGAATACACGACGATCGGACAGAGAGCATTTACGAACAACCAGAAACGCATCCGCAAGACTCTCGACAGCCTGACATCGGGCGAGATTTCCGAGGTGATGGCGGACCAGACGTTGCAGTCTATCGGCCTGAGTCCCGAGCGGTCTCGGGCGTTGCTCGATGATGCACTGGCGAGCGGTGTGACGGATGACGAATTGCAGCAGGTTGACGCTGCAGACGCTGACATCATGGCTGCACTGTCTGACGTGGATCTGACACCGTCAGAGGGCATGAAAGAGGAAGCACAGCGTGGGCTGGATTGGCGCAAGGAACACGGGCGCGGAGGCACGCCTGTAGGCATTGCGCGAGCACGAGACATTGCAAACGGGAAGAGCCTGTCGCCTGAGACCGTCAGCCGAATGGTGTCATTCTTCGCACGCCACGAAGGCAACAAAAAGGCTGATGGCTTCAGTCCGGGTGAAGACGGATTCCCGAGCAATGGCCGGATTGCGTGGGCACTGTGGGGCGGAGATGCTGGTATGACCTGGGCACGGTCAAAATTCGAGCAACTGAAGAACGCTCGCGAGGTGGCGAAATGAAAAACATCAGCATCACGAATCGCCTGCAACTGCAGGCGGCGGACGGCGCAAAACCGCGACGGTTCAAGATTGAGGCGTACAACGGCGGACTGCTGCCGGTCGATGGATTTGAGCATCCGGTTGTGGTGGATCTGACAGGACTGGAAACGCCGAATCAGATTCCGATTCTGATTGACCACCGCAAGGAAGTTGAAGCGACACTGGGCGTAACGGACGCAATTGAAAACACAGGGACCGCGCTAACGCTGGGCGGATTAGTGACAGGCGTTTCCGGGCTGGTGCAGACTGTGCTGGCACAGGACGCGAACGGGCAAACATGGCAGGCGTCAATCGGGGCACGCGTGCTGGAAAGTGTGGATATCCCCGAAGGTCAGATAGTCAGCGTGAACGGCCAGCAAATCGCAGGACCGTTCGTGTTGGCTGTGAAAAGTATTCTGAAAGAAACGTCGATTCTGCCGCTTGGTGCGGATTCAAGCACGACGGTCAATTTGGCTGCATCCGCAGCCGCAGCATCGAAAGGGCTGGTTATGTCATTTGAGGATTTTGTAAAGAGTTTGGGGCTGGATTCCAGCACCATGAATCCGGAACAGCAGGCTGCGTTGCAGGATGCTTACAACGCAAAGATGCAGGTGTCTGCGTCAATGGACCAACCGAAGACAGATCCGCCGGCACCGATGGCTGCCGTTGCACCGTCAGCGGTTCCTGCAACCGCTGCCGCTTCGGCGCACGTGGATCTGATGGCCGGGTTCCGTCAGAGTCTGGCAAATGAACACCGTCGGGCGTCTGCAATCAACGCAGCTTCCGGCGGATTTCACGACATTGCAGCAACCGCAATCGAGCAGAATTGGAGCGTGGAGAAAACCGAACTCGAAGCACTGAAGCGACAGAATGCACAGCAGCGAACGCGACCTACATCGTTTTCTGCCGCGCAGGGTGGCGGCGATCAGACTCGCATTCTCCAGGCAGCGTTATCAGTCGCTCGTGGTCATGCGACGGATAAGCAGTATTCAGACGCGGAGCTACAAGCCGCCCACAGTCAGTACCGTGGGCGGGTTGGTTTGCAGCAGGTGATTATTCAGGCCGCTGCTGCGAACGGAATGCCGATTCACGTTGGCAGTCGGTTGCATGACGGCAACCTGAGAGAAGCCCTGCAATACGCCAGCGGCCAGAACATTCAGGCCGCATTCAGCACGGTCAGCCTTCCGGGCATCTTCAGCAATCTGGCCAACAAAGAGCTGTTGGCAGGGTTTGAGGAAGAGGATAACAATTGGGAAGAGGTCAGCGACGTGAAGAGCGTTGCCGACTTCAAGACTCACACTTCCTATCGTCTGTTGGACGATATGGAATATGAGGAACTCGGGCCGGGCGGAGTGATGAAGCACGGCAAGATCAGTGAGGAAAGCTACACGCGATCGGCTGACACCTACGCCAAGATGTTTTCGCTGACACGTCGCGACATTATCAACGACGACCTCGGGGCCTTCGATGACTTGCGAACACGTCTTGGACGCGGTGCGGCACGTCGGTTGAACCGGCTGGTGTGGACAACGTTTCTCAGCAATGCAGCGACGTTCTGGACAACCGCCAGAACCAACTACATTGAAGGAGCAACAACCAACCTTGGAACCGATGGCGTCGGCCTGAGTGCTGGCGTGAAAGCGTACCGTCAGCGGAAGTCGCCAATCGTCACAGGTGCCGACGCAACCAGCCAGATGACCTTGGGCGGACGCGCAACGAAACTGCTGGTTCCGCCGGAACTGGAAGCCGTTGCCGAAGCCCTGTATGTCGCACGCAACCTGAGTGCCGTGAAGGTTTCCGATGCGAACATTCACGCAAACAAGTATCGCGTGATTGTGGCATCTGAGCTGTCTGATTCTGCCTACGGTGGCGGATACAGCGCGACAGCGTGGTACTTGTTCGGCGAAACGCTGAAGCCGGTGGTGACCTCGTTCCTGAATGGTCAGCGTTCGCCAACCGTGGAATCTGCCGACGCCGATTTCAACACGTTGGGAATTCAGTTCCGCGGATACCACGACTTCGGGTGTAGCCAGTCCGAATACCTGGCAGGCGTGAAGAGCAAGGGTGCTGCCTGATAACAGGCAGTGAGTTAATCCCGGCAGCGAGTGCTGCCGGGTGTTTTCTGAATCAACACACTCCAAAGGGGAGATTGAATAATGGCACAGAGTCCAGCGTTTCTTCACAGTAGCGATGACGCTATTGATTACACGCCAGCGGCCGCAGAGCCGGGCGGTGATGTGGTTGTGCAGGGTGGTCTGGTTGGGGTAAATCCAACTGATCTGGCAGCGAGCGAAAAGGGTGCGTTGTCGCTTGAAGGCATTTACGACGTCCCAAAGACGACCGCCGCTTGGGTGATTGGCTTGCCTGTGTTCTGGGATTCTGCCGGAACACCAGACAGCGGCGACGCAAGCAGCGGGGCCGCTAACCAGATCGGCACTGGCGTTTACATGGGTATCGCAACACAGGCCGCAGGATCTGGTGACAATACCGGGCGAGTGCTGCTGAATGCTCCGTATCCGCAGAGACCAGTAGCGGTCACATCGACAACAGGCGGAGCGACAACCGGACTGATTCCAGCCGGGGCCAGTTACGTCACTGTCACCAGCGACAGCGCCGACAAACAGATCAGTCTTCCCGCTGGCTTTGTTGGTCAGGTGCTGCGAATTCTGGTGGGCACAACCGCTTGCGAATTGATTTCCGCAGTGGCTGCGGACAAGGTGAACGAAGTCGTAGTAGGTGCGACCAACGAGCTTGCCCTGACAGCCGAAGCCCTTTACACGTGTGTTTACACGAAGAGCGGTTTCTGGATCGTCACTGGCTTGACGAAGCTGGGCGCAGCACAGGCCGCACTGGTTCCAGATGCACGCTGAGGTCAATCATGGCGACGGGCTTTGAAGATGCAACCACAACTCTCACAGAAACGCTTCTGGCGTTTGCTGGAGAGTCGTGCGTGTATATCCGCGGAGCATCGTCGACAACGATAACCCTGAGGCGTAGTACGCTGGCGCCGCAGTACATGGACACAGGGACGGGACAAATCACAGAAGTCAGGCCGGTGGATTTCATCGGCTTGACTGTGTCCCTTCCGTATACTGTTCCGCTGGCGGGCGACCGGATAACATGCGGCGGAAGTCGATATGAAGTCACGCCGACAACGGGCGAAAAGTGCTTTCGACAAATCACGCCGACGATGATTCGAATTCACACGAAACAAGTCTGATTCCATGCCAACGATAGCCCCATCCGTAGAAGCCTGCAACGCGATCCGAGACCGTGTGAATAGCGGTGAGGACTACGCGCTGGAGGTGCGGGCACAGGTTGCAGACGAAATCACCGAAGACTTGCAAGACTTGCGGCAGTTACTGGTCGACGTGATTCAAGAATCGGAAGAGCAGTTGGTTGAGACGATTGACCTGCAAGACAACACAAGCCACGTCGTGAGGGTCTGGATTCGTAAGAAACTGGACACAACAACACAGGACGAGATCGACGCGTTAAAGTTGCTGAAGCGGCAGATTGCTTTGAGGTTGTTGAACTACGCCACCACTGATTTGCGAGTCAGAATTTGGGAGATCGACAATTCACAGGCGCCGGTGATTGAACGCGACACACTGCATCAGGATCGTTCATTTATTGCGTCCGTGTTGTGTCGCGCTGAGGTGAAGCCGTGAAGGTGGCTGTCAATGTTTCGGGCGTGGAGGATCTGGTAGCGGGGCTAAAATACCTGCACACAAAAGACGGTCGGAAACTGGCACGGATCACACTGCAAGCCGGGCTGAATGTAATCGGCAAACAGATGCAAAAAGACCTTGATCCGAAGGTGAAAGAAGCGGGGAAAGCAGTCGGTAAACGGGTGGCGATTTACAGACAGAACATTACGCGGGCAAAGGTGGGGTTCAACGTCGGCAAGGACGCAAAGAGGGTACCGTTTCGCCGGAAGCGAACAAGCCGCGGCGGTATCGGTATTGGACCGGCAAACATTCACTGGTGGATCGAGGGCACAAAGCCGCGAGTGCGATACGCAATGAAGGGCAAACGGTCCCGAAAAGAAATCGCGGCAGCAAGAGGTGCAACGAGACCGACAGGACAAATGCCAAGCATGCAAGAAGGACTGGCAAGCAACGCAGCAAGGGCCGTACTGCCAGAGGTTCGTGCAGCAATGCAGCGGGCGGGCAAACGATTCCTTGAAGAGCGTGCGAAGAAAATTGAGAAGAAACTGGAAGCATCCCGCGAACAGGCGGAAATGAATCGTCTCTTAAAAGCAACCGGAAAGGGTTGATAAAATGCCGAACAAAGTACAGAGCAAGGGCACTGCCCTCTTGATGGAAATCAGCAGCGTCTACACCGCATTCCCGCAAATCACCTCGCTGTCAATTAGCGGTGAAAAGGCCGAGACTGTGGACACAACCACACTGGACGGCGGAGCGATGAAGACAAAGGCAAACACGGGATACGTCGACAACGCTGCAATCAGTGGTGAGTGCATGTACGATCCGGACGACACCGTTCACATCGCGTTCATTGCGAAGGTGCGTGCAGCTGGAATCAACAATTTCAAGATCACCTATGCGGACACAACGCCGACGAGCGAAATCTACGCGGGGCTGGGCATGGGCTTTGATCGGTCGGCAAGTCCGGCAGACATGCTGCGGGGTTCATTCACCATTGAGACAAGCGGAGCCGTGACCTGATGTTAGCACGATTGCACCTTGATCAGTATTGTGACATCACGCAGGTCACACCCGAATTGCAAGCGTTGGTGTCATGGAT